TCATTCGACCTTGAGTATCCAGGGCATCTGCTGGCCACCCCGGCTGAGCGTGATCGATGGATGGATGTCGTCTGTCGAAAGCGCGGCCATGTCGATCCAGGCCTCCTCCGCCAGAGGTGCATAGGGAGATCGCGCCACCAGCAGCCTGGCGCCGGCGATCTGGCTTTCAGGAACCTCGAAGATCATCAGCATCGGGCGCGGGATACCGGGCTCGAACTGCTCGTTGCCCGGCATTCCCGGCACGTTGGTCAGGCGCTGGCTGTAGCGATAGCGCAGACCATCCGGGCCAAGCCACTCAGCCGATGTGAGGCCAAGGCTTTCGTTCTTCGCCTCGACCGCGGATTCGACGACCACCCATACGCCGGACGTCGCATAGTGCTGCGTCCGGCTGAGACTGGGGAATGTAATGCTCCGCGCCAGATACACCTTGGCGATGCCGATGGCGAAGGCGCTGGTGTCGACCCGTTCGCCCTGCCTGCCGGCGACGGGCACCGGCGAGGTGATATCGCTGTAGAGTGGCGTGGAGCGCTGCATGGCGTAAAGAACGCCCGCGGCCACGATCACGGCTGTCAGGCTGCGGACAGCGCCGTTCATTGCGGCCGCTGCTCCGCCGTCACCGGCAGTTCCACCACAGCCACCGTGTCGCCATTGAACCAGCTGGAAGCGCCATAGAGATTGTCGCGACGCTTGTAGAACTGGCCGCCGACGAGCACGCGCAAAGCCCGAGGCACGGACAGCCCCGCCGGCCACTCCCAGGCGATGACCATCTTTTCCGGCATGCCGGGGTGAACCGGACTGGCGATCCAGGAATCGCGCGCAAGATGCACAACCGGATTTTTCAAGCCGGGTATGGGCGGATCGAGCGAGATCAGGTTCGTCGATGCATAACTCGAGACGGCGGAGCGATTCTCCAGATCGAATTCGAGCATCACATAGGTCCTGGGATCGGGCGACGGGATACCGGTCGGCGGGGTGTTGCCGGAATAGGCGCGCTCGGGCGTGATGATCCAGCGGCCGGTGTCGATCGCCTTGCCCGGCGCGACCACCGGCACGGGCTCCGGATTGGCGGCGGCATAGACGGCCATCCCGAATGAAATTGCTGTGGCTGCAAGGCCGCCAATACCGGCGATAAGGAGGGCCAGCAGGCGGTTTCGCAGGGTGGATTGGCGCTCGTCAGTCATGTCGTAGCATCACGCAATGAAATGCTTGTCGTTACAACCTCTTAACAGAAGTTGTTCGATCACGTTTCGTCACATCCGAAAAAGCTTCGCTGCGCAGCTCTCGCATCTACGGCATGGCCGCTGAACGAGAGAAATGGCGATCCCGGCAGTTCTCGAAGATTTGGGAGTTTACAGTATCTTATGGTCGGGTGCGACCAAATAGAGGCCCATTGATTCAATTGGAGGATTTTGCACAGTGGTCCCACCCTTGGTTCTAAGGAGAAGGCAAATGTCAGACTGGCAGGATATAGCGACAGCGCCGAAGGATGGGAGCCTTGTCTTTCTGCGGAATGGTGAGATCGAGTACGTTGTCCCGTTCTGGTGGAGTGTTCGAAAACGACGCTGGGAAACCCGATTGCTGGCCGTATGCAGGTCTGTACCGGGATGGTGGAGCAAGGACGCCGATCCGCCTACAGAATGGCGTCCGCCCGCGCCCCACTCTAAGGAGATAGAGGGATGACCCAAGACCGAGTTGAATGGAAAAACGGTCGGCTGGATGAGATTGTCTCAACGCGAGGCGCGCACCTGGAACACATGGACGGCAACAAATGGTTTCTTTCATTTCAGCATGAAGATGGAACCGAAACTGCGCTATGGTTCTCGTCTAAAGACCTATGGAAACCGTTCCACGAAACTAGACCCGCCGCCATCCGCCAGCAGGGAGAGGAATGATGGGTAGTGTCGAGGTGCAACCGGACGTAGATTATCGCGATTTGTTAGATAAATACGGCACTATCTATTCTGCTGGATTTACGTGGCACCCATCTCCTGGCGTGACGACTTCATTCCAAGCGCGGTGGTATTTCACCAAGGAAGATTGTGACCGCGCCACTGCCGACACACTCAAGAGCATGGGCTATCAAAGACCACGCTGGTGGCAGTGGTGGCGCTGGAATGAAATGAAACCGGGCCGTGAGGTTTCACGGATGCTGACAGATGCGCCTTCGCCCTGACGCTCGCCGCATACTCACTCTGGCCCTGATCTATGGTATCGGGATGATGGTGGTTTTTGCGTTTTCGACTATAATAGCAGCGCTGTAAGGAGCGAAAATGCAATCGAGATTGCTGACCGACACGCAATTGGAGTTTCAGGCGCAGAAGGCCGCGCTCGACGCTGCCCAAGCTAGAGGTTCTTGGCCTACACTGTTCGGCTTCACAAGCCCGTGGCTAGCGTTGGTTCTCGTCGCGTGCTTTGTCTTTGCGACATTCCTCTCCATCATCAGCGGAGAGCCAAGGCATGATCGAGCCAATTACGACAAGGCTCTCAACATGTGGCTTGCCGATTGCACGAAGACCGTCGATCAGTGCGCCGCCGAATGGGACAAGGGGTATACCCTGCGAGAGATTTACGGCAAGAGGGCGCGCGGCTAGACGCCCTTGGCCTTCGCATAGGCGTTGCTGCGAATATTGTGCCCGCCAGAAGTGTGATGGATGAAGGTAAAATCCCGATCCTTGCGGCCTGCACTCTGACAGTCACGGCAATAGAAATGTGGACGAAGTGCCGGGGCCATGCAGCTATGATCCGCGCCAAAACGCTCGATCAGCTTATCCATGTCCAGCATGGAATGCTTGTTGCAGACGTGGCAGTTGATGGAGAGGGTTGAACCCATCTCCTTCATTTTGCCGAGGGTATCGACGGAGAATGGATATTGGCGGTCGGACATGGGGAGAGGATAGGACGAGGCGCGATGTTGAGTCTAGCCGTCAGAACGATTGGCTGCGATGCGCTGCCGCAATGTCTCTACATCCTTCTTAAGGTCTATGATGACATCGCGAGTGCCGTAGACCGACCCTACGTCCTGCCTCAGTTCATCGACACGGCGATTCAGGTCCAGAACCTCCTGATCCCTTGCCCGGTTTCGTTCCGACCATTCGTTGCGGGTGACGGCGCTGAGGCGAAGATCGGAGACCGCCGCGTCAGTCCTCGTCCGATCTTCAACGCCGCGTTGCGCGCGCCAGTCCATTTCCTGCCGGGTCACGATCTTTTCCGACAGGGAACCGACCGAGGTTTTCAGATCGTTGGTGGCCTCACGAATCGGCATATAGGCCAGTCCGCCGATTGCAACGACCGCCGCGAGCATGACGGACAGCGCTTGCCATTGCGGCTTGTTTCTCTCAGCCAATGTCGATGAAAGGGCCGCGATGGAGTTCCGGGTTTCATTCGAGAAACTGGCGAATGAATTTTCGATCTGCTTGAATCCTGATCGCATCTCCGATTCAAGATCGGTCTGTCGTCGCCCCAGGTTCGTGACGCGCTCGCCAAGCTGCGCGTGGGCGGCGTCGAGATACTGCCGTGCCACATCGTTACCGTTTGCCATGTCGTCATCCGCCATTTCGCCCCAATGCCCCTATGCGATGCTATTTAGCCCAGCACTTTTGCGAAGCGCCGAACCTGTTGTGGGCCGCGACCTGATTGGAAAAGGCGCGGTCGTTCTTGAGAATGTAGACGGAGCTATCGAGGCTCGGTCGAAGCTTCGACCAGCCGTCGCACACACTCTGCCTTGTCGCTGTCTGACAGCCCGAAATCAGCACACAACTGAGCAGCATCGGCAGCAGTAACTTGGTCATCGATTTCGTTCCTGTCTCTGAGGGTTTTGACGGATAGCTCCAGCGCGGCCACAGCCGCGTCCTGACGGCCTTCGCGCTTGCCGACGATGTAGGAGCCATAAGAGAGCAGCGCGGCCCCTGCGAGGCCCGCCACAGCCAGTTTAAGCCACGTAGGGATGAAGGCGAGGGCTGCGGCCAGCATCATGCTGTCTCCCATTCCTTGCGAATAGCCTTGATGCGCCGGACGATCCAGATGCCGGCCGCGAGCGAAAGCCCGCCAGCAACGACCCCACCAGCGATAATCATGCCGATGGTCTGCCAATCCGCATCGCGCAGGAATGCGACGAGGCCGGCGCCTAAGCCGCCTGTTCCGAAGATGTAGGTCAGCCAGTTGGTTTTCTGTTTGACTTCGGTTTCAACCTTCTTCGGAACAACCTGCTTTTCCGTCTCGACCACGACAGGCGCGGCCTGCACTTCCGGTGCTTGCAGAACGGGCGCTGTCAGGTCCACCAGAGCGCGATGGAGAGCGGCGCGGGTGCGAGGACCCGGAACGCCGTCAACCGCTTCCTTGGCCTTCTTCTGGAACGCCTTGAGGTCGCCCGGATCGAGGCCCAGCAAGGCAAGTGCCGAGCGGGCATACCAGTTCACGCGATCATCGAAGCCGTTCAGGCCGCCGTTGATCTTCTTGGTGATCGTCTCAATGTCACCCTGGTCGGCGTAGCGGTTGAGATCGTGCGTGTCCCAATACCAGATGGGGCCAAGGCCCTCCCACGGATCTGTGTTCACAGCGTCGGGATTGGCTTCGAAGTCGGGAGCGTTCGACGCAATCTTGCGCGCCCATTTGGTAAATTCGCGATAGTTCGCCCGTCCGGTGATCTGGATCGGTCCCCTGCCCCGGTACTTGGACCCGTCGCCCTTGACCGTGTTGCCGAGGTCCTTGCGCCCTTCATAGCGCTTTTGGGCCGCAGTCGGTCCCCATAGCTCGCGGTCGAAGTTGAATGATCCGCTTTCGTGAAGGAGCTGCGCCAGGTACTGGGCAAGCCGGTGCGGCTGGTAAAGGTCCAGCGTGTCGCTATAGGTGTTGACAGCCGTCACCATGCTATCGGCGTTCGCCTTCTGCTTGGCCGTCAGTTTTTTCCCGACGATCTTCTGGACGAGCGCGAGCGAAAGCGGCGCACCCGGAGGCACGTTCGTCATTGGATTTCCTTTCGAGATGTGGTGGACTGCCCCTATGGGCGAGGATTACGATCCGTGGGGACCGGGTAAGCGCGGGATGCTGTTGGGAGCGGCGGTGGTGCAAAGTAAAGGGCGGCTCCGAAGAACCGCCCCAATCCTAGGCTTGCCTGGACGCGCCGAACCCTAACGCACCAACCCCATCTGGCCCTAAACTTGCCTGCCACAACCGCGACAAGCCCCGCCCAGCCTTAACACATCCACGCCCGACCTACCCTGGGCAGAACTCAAACACGGTGAAGTAAACCGTACCGCCGCTAGTGTTTGAAATGGTGATCTCATCACCTGCTGACCGCCACGCGCGGAACGTACCCGTTCCGGGGTCGGCTACCGCACCAATTCCCCAAGACGTACCGGCTACCATCGACACCATAGTTGCCCCTACGCCGACAAGCGCCCCTGCTTGCGGTCCTGAGCCTGCCGTGAGCAAGAGCACGGAGCCGACGCCAGTCCTAACCGTGAACTTGCCCGTCGATGCCGCCGCAATCGTCAGGGTTTGAACCCGGAAGTACCCGGTTTGCCCTTGCGCGCCGACTTCCATAGACGGGCCGATTCGCCCCAGCCGCGCGATCTGGTCGGTCTTCGCCCCACCTGCGTTTGGCCGCCGCGCCTTGTCATCGAGGAAGCCAACATTGTTGTAAGCGTTGACGATCGAAGTCATCCCCGTACCGGCCACTGAGTCTCGGACAAGGGCTACAGCATTCGCCCCGTCATAGACATTGCCAAAGGCAGTGATGTAGGCGAGATACGGTGTCGTTGCTCCGCTCGTTCTAACAACAATCGCTGCATACTCTCCGGTCATGCCGCTGAGGGTCGAAGGGGCAAACTCCTTCACATAGTTGTTCTCAACCGTCTGGAAGTTGCGGTCCCCATTGCAAAGCGCCTGGTGGAGATGCATCACAGTCCCGAATATTTTGTTTCCTGCGATCTTTGTTTTGCCAACGGAATTTCCGTTCGGGAAAGTTTGCGAAAAAATCGGCAAGGTTAGGCCGGATGAGATGCGCGCCGTGTTGTTTTCCGCCGTCAGTGCGCTCTTATCGACGGCACCTGTAGCACTCGATCCAACAAACAGGGCCGGCACGTAGCCTTCATAGACGATCTCGTTTCTCGAGACATTGCCACCCGAGATTTGGAAATCAATCTCCGGATCGCTTGCCGGCACGGACAGGCCATCGTTTCTCATAAACAGGTTATCGGTGATGCTATTGGCAAACGCTCGGGATTTGATGGAACGGCCAAAGTTGTTCTCGAACGTCACACCCTGCACCAGCAGTTCGCTCGGCAGATACACGCCGGGGAACGCGCTGAATGGTGTGAAGTATGCCAACCCATCCTGATCGGTTGTGTAAGTTTTGTCCTCTGAATAAGCCGATCCTATCTTGCCCCCGATCATGATGACTTTTCGGGCGTAAGTGTTTGCCGCGCCCTGCGTTATACCTACGCTACGAACGCCAATCGTTCCCGGCGTTCCTTGACCTGTCGGCAACGCGGCTTTCTCGACAACCGACCCGGATAGATCGACCTCAGAGTAGCCACCCTCGATAAGCAAGGCATCGCCGCCGACCAGCGTATTCATGCGTCGAATGTTACGTACGCCAGCATGCAGCCTGATCCGGGCGATATTTGCGTCTGCCATCGTGGCGGCATTGTTCCTGATATGAAGACCGCGATTGCAGATGGCGCCAGCGTCGAGCGTAATGCCTTCGATATCCACGAGGCGCTTTGTGCCGCCCATATCTAGGATCAGCGCAGTTTGCTTCTGTACGCCGCCGCTGTCGAAATCGATCCGGGCGTCATCGCCTCGGATTATTAGGTCGCTGGTGAGCGTTGCGGAGAGTGGTGCCGTAAGGGTGTATGTGCCGGTGCCGAAGTCGATGGGCCGGCTGCCTGCGATCTGTAGTGCTGCCGCAATGGCCGTGTCATCGTTGCTGCTGAGCGAGCGAACTTTGATCGTGTCCGACTTCATGATGTAGAAGTGCGGAACGCCGCCAGCGCTCTGCTCCAGCACGTCAGGTGTACCGGGATCGGTGGTGGAAGGATCGCCGTATAGCGCGCCCGATCCTTGCGTCTGGTTAGTATCGAGGAATGCGGTTTTGACAAACGGTGCGGCTGTTGCGGGAGTGTCCGCCTCGGCCAACGCCTTTGTCGCGAACTCCGGAATGACTGATTGGAGCTTCCCCCGCTCCGCTACTGTCATAGCGACCTTGGATGCGCCGTCGCTCATATCGTCCATGTTGCCAGTGGTGGCTACAGCAGCGAGATCACCGGGTTGAACGGCACTGTCAGCAGTCACACCTTGAGCGGCGGTTGCAAACGCTGTCACATCTTCCAGAGCAGCCGAGCCGAGATCGCCGGGCTGGACTGCCGTATCCGCAAGATCACCCTGTGCCGAGGAAGCGAACTGGTTTGATCCCTGCGCGGCGATGGCCTGAGCCACGGTGAGCGGGGTCATTGCCTTGGCTGGGTTTGTTCCAGCCTCGGCTTCTGCCTGACTGGCGAGGGGGCGGCCTGCTGCGACAAAATCGGCCGCCGCTACCCTCAGCGTGTTCAGCCCGTCATCAATGGCTGTTTCGACCGTAGAGGCCGGCGAAACTGCCGCAGGCAGGTCTTTGATGCGAATGTTGGCCATGGTCAAAATGCCTTGATGATGACGTTGAAGACAATCGATGGCTGCGCGTTGGGATGGGCCTCGTTGTTGCCCGCCTCCGCCGTGTCGCCTTCCACGTCATGCGTGTGCGCGCCGGCTGAACTGGTGGTGATTGTCCCGGTCGGCGAACTGCCCGCGCCACCGTTGCCGCCCGTCTGCGAACTGGCGTTTGGCACCGTATGCGTGTGCGCTCCGGCACTGGCTGCGCTCAGGGTCCCGGCTTCGTGCTTGTGCTTGGGCAATTGGCCGGTCAGCAGGACATGTGATGCCGTGCCCAGGATACCGCCCAGGGTTCGTGCAACAGAGCCGTAGAAGGTGGACAGGACCCCCGCGTCCGTACCGCCCATGTTGTCTTTGCCGACACGGGTGCGTCCGTTGCATTTTGGAATGTTGAAGGTGGTCGTCCCGTCACCTGCGCCGTAGGTCGTTCCGATGACCGTGAACAGCGAGGCGTAAGCCGATCTGGATACGGCTTGCCCGTAGCAGAGAAGCCAGCCAGACGGTGCGTCCGTACCTGCGAAATCCGCGACCATGCCTATCGGGGCGGCGCTATCGACCTGGCCCTTTGTGGCCGCATCCGTCGCGGCTGTTCCATCAGCCAGCCCCGTGATCCTCTTGTCTCCCATTGGGAGATTTGCGAGCATTGCGCCGGAGCCGTTACGCGGCACCGATCCGGTCAGGGCCTGGGCGATATCTTCCAATGGCGGGTTGTGCTGACTGGCCAGAATGTTCTGGCCAGTGACCGCCAGATATCCGGGCGGCAGGCTGTAATTGGCATTGGAATCGCGGGGCATCCATTGCTCCATGAAAAAAGCCGCCCCAGGGGACGGCTGGAAATGTCGATTGTGTGAGGATTTCTGATCGGCTAAGAACGGCGGATGAGCATCGAGCGCGAAGCCGCAATATTTGGTACGGTCGTGGCGATCATCGGATCAGCCGGAATTTTCTGGATCATGCAGAAGCTGGCCCGCATGTGGCCCCTGTCGGCATGGCTTGCCTTCGTGGTGGTTATTCTCGCGTGTATGTTACTGCTTGCGTGGATGCTGGATAGGAAAGCTTCGGACCAAGCAACGCGCGAGCGATCCGATCGGACATGAGTTTAGTTGCCTGATCTGTCTGACCAAGCTTTCCAATTGCATCATAGATGCCCTGCCCAGCCCCGCCCTGACGTGTCAGAAGTCGCGCGATCTCGGAATAGATTGCGTCTTCCTTGCCCCTGATCCTTTCCGGCGTCATCCCCGTAAGAGCCTGAACGATGCTTTTGGTCGCCTTGAGCGGTTCTCCTTGGGCCGCCTTGCCAATCGCTCCTGGCTGCGTCATGTCGCTGATGCGACGATCCGTAGCTTGCCGCGCATAGGTCTTGCTGTTCTCAGCCACGGATGCACGAAGATCGAACGACATAGATGCGCGGTCGATCTCATCGAACAGCGCTTCAGCTTTCGTTTTCCCGATAGCAGCGGTGAGTTTTTCTCGATTGGCGCGACTGGACAGGTCTTTGATGGCTTTGATGGCTTCTCGCGCGTCCGTACCGCCGTCCTGCACCGTGCGCGTGACATTTGCCATCACATCGTCAAGCCGGGATCGGACACCCTGCGCCAAGGCTTCTTTCTCAGGCCCCGTCATGCCGCTTACGGCCTCATCTACCTGATCGCGCGTCATGGACGGTGATAGGAGCTTTGAGCCTAGGTCTATCGCTTTCGAACGGCGAATGGGGTCCGCCGCCGTTTCCAGTGCTTTGCCGTATTCGGGGACCAAATCCTTTAGGTGGCTACGCAACTCTTGTGACAGGTTCGAATAGGCGCGTCCTTTGGCTGTGGTTCCGCCAAGCTTGCCGGCCCCGTCAGCCTGATCCGCCACTTCGTTGAGACCGCGGGTAATATAATCAAGCTGGCGAACGTCAGGCAGATTCTCGAACGTAACCGCGCCATCATCTGCAACATGCGCCAGGATTTGCTTCGAACTGTTGCCCTCGGCCCGCATGAGTGCATTGGCTTCATTGATCGCGCTTTGCGGAACGCGGGTTTTGACGATGTTCTCAATCGCCTGGCCGCGCGGATCGGCATAGTCGATAGCCGCCTTGTAAGCATCGTCATAGGCGCTCGACCGAGCGGACGCAGAACCTTGCCGGATTGCGGTCCGCGCCGCCGTTACGCCTTGCGGCTGGCCCAAGGTGGCATTCAACGCATCTGCTACCGACTGAGTCGCGCGCCCGGTTCTGTCAGCGATCGCTTGCCTCGCATCGATAGCTCCCGGTCCGCCCCGCTGGATAGCTGTATCAAGAACGGAGCGGGCATTTGGTCCCGCATCGGCAAGCATCGCATCTGAGCCGGCGCGCGCCATGTTCGCCTGTCCGGTCACCCCAAGAGAGCCATCGGCATTCAGCACATTGCCGAGTAGCCTGAGAGCTTCCGGCGACGCACCGGCCTGTCTTGCAATAGGACTGGCGGCAAGCATGTTCTTGCCGGCCTCATAAGCTTTAGACGCTCCTGCACCGATCAAAGGAAATGCAGCGCCAGCCGCCACGCCACTTCCGGCGCCTATGACCCCTTCCGTCAACCGGCTTTCAGTGTCCGTTCCCGATCCTGCGCCATACAGACCGCCAAGGATCGCCCCGTCGCCCAAGCCAGCCAGGACGCGCCCGATAAGCGGCGTTGCTCGGCTAGTGAGGTTCGCCGTTAGAGACGCTGGTCCCGTAGCTAGTCCCTGCGCCACGCCACCGCCGATTTGACCCGTGAGATATGAGCCGGGATTGGCTTCTTGTGCCTGCGCCTGATTGCCTCGCATCTCTGAGAGCACCTGGTCGCGCGGGACGCCGGAAAGCCAGCTTGCCGGATATGAGGCCAATTCATCGCCGAATCCGGCTGTAGCCGTATCGGCGGCACCATAAGCGGCGGATTTTGCCATGCCGATCTGAGGCGAAACTTCTCCGGTCTGCCGATTGTAGCCCTCGACCCTCGGCGGAACGTAGGCGGGTACACCCTGCGGCTGGTTGGTGGAAGGATCAACGGTTGCGCTCGCGTCCGCACCCATCGCCTTCTTGAGAGCCGCCATAGCGCCAGCCGGATCATCACCAGTGACGCGGTATTTCTTGCCGTTAGGTCCGGTGATCTGGAATGTCGCCATTACTCGACTTCCTCAATGGTGTAGCCGTCGATGACGGTCGGCTGCTTCGGACCTGCCGTGATCTGTTTTACGAATTCACTCGGCTTTGGAAGCCCCCCATCCGCTTGCCGCCCAAGCGCGCGTTCAATCGAGCGATTGTACATCTCGCGCATCTGAGCCTTGAAGGCGATGGTAACGGGTGTATCGCCGGGCTGAGCGAAGTAAGCCTTTTTGGTCCGCTCCATTTCTTCGGGAGTAGCTGCCGCGCCGGTCGCAATGCGAAGCGCGCCTTCGGCCCATGCCGTTGAAGCGGCATCGTATATCTGGCCTTGCTCCGATTTGAAGAAGTTGCCAGCAATCGGCGCAGAACGCGCCGCTGCATCGGAGATGTTGGCCGGGTCGAACTGCTTCTCCAAATCCAGAAGCACCGGCTGCGACTCGTTTTGAAGCGACTGGAACAGCGTGAGCTTCGACTGGTTTTCCGTAAGCTTCCCGCCTTTCGGCGTGATGCCGCCGCCGCCAAGGGGCGCGTCGATTGGGTCCCATTGGCCGGTCTGATCATTCCACTGGACCGCCAATTCCGAGCCGTCATCGCGTTTCAACTTCTGGACGGTTGGGGCCTTCGCCCCTCCGGCATTCGGAGCCGTAAGCCATTCGTTCGTGTTTGGATTGAAGATTGCGCCGCCGCCCGCGTTGACGAGAGGCTGAGGAGCCTGCTGCTTGTTGCGCAGGGCGTCGAGCTGCGCCCGCTTATACTCCATATCCAGTTGATTGCCGGGATCGGCGTTCTGCATCTGCTGCTGGAGCAGAATGGTGGCGATCTGCTTTTCCTGCGGCGAAGCGCCCGGGTTGGATAGCGCCTGAGCAATAGCAGCCTGCATTCCGGGGTTCATGCCCTGCTGTGGCGCGGGAGCGGCTTGTGCCATCTGCTGCGGCGCTTCTGCAACCGGCATATCCTGAATGGTCTGGGGAGCGGACATTGCAGGAGCGGCCTGTTGAGGTGCGCCAAGTGCCGCTGCAATCGCAGCCTGTGGATCGTTGCTGGCGACTTGTACCGGCTGGCCCTGTCCTGCCAGAGACATATAGCGATTGGTTCGGCTGGCGGCGTGTTCGGGGGCGGGCCGGAGGAAGTCATTCACGATAGCCGCCGCTGCTGTTCCGGTATCAGGCGCACTGAGGATCGACTGTGCCGCCTTGGCTTCCGGCCCTTGCAACTCGCTCATGAGGAAATCGAGCTGCGCATTGGTATCCGATGGATCGACGCCGCGCTGGCCGGCGAACGCCTCATAGGCTCTCCGGCGTGGCCCGGTAAGCTGGTAGAGGCCAAAGCCGCCGCGCGAGCCGGGAACAGTCGGGTTCTGCTCGTTGATGCCAGGGTTGAGTCCGCTTTCGTCCTGCATGTTCAACACGAAGGCGTCAGCCACATGCGACGGCAATCCGCGGTCGATCAGGCCCTGACGAATAGCGCCTGCTTCCGCTGTCTGGGGGATCGATGGCGGGGCGCCAGAGGGAGCCGCTACAGCGCTTGACGGAGCCGGAGGGAACTCCGCAGCCCCGCCGCCCGTCATACCTCCCAGAAGGGCCGCTATGCGGGACTGTGACCCTGCCGCGTTGGATGCCTCGGCCTGATTGGCCCGGCGTTCCTTCAGCACACCGCCAAGGGCGTTGACGACGCGCGCCGCGCCCTGTGTCCAGTCGCCCACAGGAGACGTATCGCCAGCCTGATTAAGCAGCGCCCCGGCGATCTCGCGCTGACGTGCGATTTCTTCCGGCGTCATCTGCGCGCCACCGGCGCCCCAAATGAATGCCTCAAGAGGATTGGACAATGCCATGTCAGCGCCTCGTCAAAAGCTGCATAAGCCAGTTCGGGGCAGCGGGTTGCTGTGGCTGGGCCACCGGCATTGGAGTCCCCATGCCGAGCAGCGATCTGAACTGCTGTGGCTGCTGCGGCTGCATCTGAGGCTGTGCGGGCTGGTTAAGCTGCGGCAGAAGGCCGAAAAGCGAACGGTTCATGCAGCCCTCCCGTAATCCACACGGTAGAAGCCGTTGGGGTCAAGGTTGACCGCTTCCGGCACCACGTCCAACACTTCATCGGCCATCAGGCCCATATGCGTCGTCGCATCGCCCTTGTACTTGAAGGTGTAGACCGACATGCCGTTGAACAGGGTGCCGACGCGCTTGATGTCATGTTTCAGCCTGCGATCCGAGAACAGGCCGATACCCGCCGAAGCCAGCCCGAACAGGCCGCCCATCTTCGCCTGAGAATTGGCAAGCTGCGCCTGATACTGCTGATTGACGAGGCCGGTGTAATCGACGCCGCCAACGCCAGTCTGCGGCGAGCCTGGCGACTGCGAGCCGGGATTCGCAAGCTGGGAGCCGGACATGAGGCCGATGATTTCATTGATCGGCTGATTGCGGGTTGCCTGCGCTTCGCTAAACGCCTGAGAGCGGCCTGTGAGCGCAAGCTGATTGAGCTGATCGGTGTTGGCGTTCGTCATGCGGGACATCTCGCTATCCCACGCCGCCGTTCCGGGCCTCAGACCGGAGTTGATGAGCTGGGTGCGGAGCGCATCGGCGTTCTTCTGCTGCTGGGGAAGGATGCGTTGGGACGCAAGGTCGTAAGCCCAGTTCGAGGCATCATCGTTGTTGAACTCGAAAGGCTTGTCGAGATAATCGCCCAGGAATGCCGACTGGTCCGCCGCGATGTTGGCAAGATTGCCTTGCGCCTCGGTCGTCTTGTCGAAGATCGCCTGCTGTTCGGGATTATAGGTCGTGGTCTGGCTGTACTTTGGTGTTTCGACCCACTTACCCTGGCTATCGTAGAAGCCGTCTGTCCCTGTCTTGTCGTATGTGACGGACCCCCACGGATTGATTTGGTCCGTCATGTTCAACTGCTGCTGGGTGATCGCTGTATCGCGATTCATCCCGGCTTGCGCCTGCGCGGTTGCGACCGGATCGGGCGGCTTTGGGCTGCTCACCATGGGTAATCTTCCTTCAATATCCCGACAAGGAATCCGTCCCGACCGGGACCGTACTTGTTGCGAGCCAGGCCTTCGACCTGCCCGCCAAGGCGCTCTGCGATGCGGACAACCGCCGCCTGTTCCGTTTCGACTGTGATCCGGCAGCATTTCAGGGAGGAAAAGACGTAGTGCCCGACCTCAGCCAGAAAGCCCTTCGTCCAGCCGCTTCCGGCAATCGAGACGTGAATGTCCGGCCCGGTGAAGCAGTTGAACACCGCGCCGGCTACGACCTTGCCGTCTCTCTCGATCCCCATTGCCGTATATGGCGGATAGATGATCCGTCCGACCCGCTCCCCGACGAACGCGGCCACGCGCTCATCATCAACGATCTTCACGTCACTATCTCGGCTGTCTGATAGGTCAGCTCTACCCGGATGATTTCAGCATCGGTTGGAACGGGATCGCCGCTTGTAAGCTGGAGCGACACCGAGCAGGCATAGCCGAGTCCGCCGACTGAGCGCCATTTCTGGTTGATCAGCGTCGGAAGCGGGCTTCCCCATGTCGATTGGCCCCATATGCCGACACCCCACACGCTTGACGCCTCGGAGGCCGATGCATCCGGCGCGGCGGGCATGGTCATGTTGAAATCGGCATGAAAAGTCAGAAGCTCGTTTACCTCCAGCCTTGAACGCTGGACAGCTCGCGCAAGCTCGGGGATTTTCAGGGAGGCCGGACTGCCGAAATCCTCGAATAGCGGCATGTAAACGCCGGTATAGGGAGCGCCATCGTCAAGCCCAGAAACGTTGGCCTTGAATAGCTTTCCTTCCGAGGAGCCGAAATAAAGCTCGCCCTCAAAGACCTCCATGCAGATTGCCTGCCAGTTCGTGAATCTGGACCATGCACCAGTCCGCGCATTTGCGACGAACAGGACCGGATTGCCTCCGTCTGCGAGCGGTGGCGAGACCACCACCATCTGATTGTCGGGCCATACCTCACAGGCCCAGCCTGTCTGCCCGCGCTGGACCGTCGCTTCGTTCCATGCGTCCTCAATGGGGTAAGATACCGCCGTGGGCGACAGGGCGGCATAATCACGCTGAATAGCCTGCGAGAGCGGTACGAAGCCAATTGTAGTCGCGACAACGATATCGCCGCCGGCCCGGATGAATGCCTTGTTCCCGAGCGGCCTGCCGATGCGATAGACGCCGACCTTCGACCAGCTCGCCGCCTCACTCGGATTGTTGCCCTGATAGACAGCAACCTCGCCCTCGGAGGTTACGAAGACGCATTGCTCCGATAGTCCGCCTTGCTCGCCGGCATCGAGGGACCATGTGTATCCGAACAGCAGCGCTCCGCCGCGTCCGAACACTCCGCCAAGAGGAAACTTGGTCAACTCCCCGCCGATCTGGTCTACAGGCAGATACCAGGCGTCGAGGCTTTCCTTCTGCATGAAGAATAGACGGTTCTTGTAGATCCACACATAGCAGAGATCGGCAGTCGTCAGCGATCCTGACGGGAAGGTGATGCCGGGGACGACATTGGTTTCAACGCCCGACGCCAACGCCTCGCCGCCATCAGCGTCCGTGATCGTCTCGTTGTCCTGAAAGCTGCCCGTGATGCCGTTAAGCAGCAAGGCACCCTCGCCCGGCGTCGAACTTGGAACAACCGAAAGGATCGTCCCCGTTGCGCCCGAAGTGCCGCCGGTAAGCAGACTTCCTTCCGTGAAGTCGGTCACTCCCGCGTCATAGGGTAGCGCCCACACGCCACCGGCAACTATCGGATAGAATGCCGTGCCGTCATAGATGAAGCCTTCGCTTTCGCCATTGACGCCGACAAGGAAGATGCCTCCCGTGGTCGCGAACTGGACCACAATCCAGTCACCACCAAGCGCTCCGGTGAATACGTCGAGACCGTCCGTCGAGTTCTGCCCGAACGTGTCGCCATCCTCGGTTTCGAGGGGATCATCGTTCTCTGTCGCGATCATGTAGTTGAAAGCGACCGGGACATTGGTCACATCGAAAATCGTGTCGCTGTTGGAGGCGAACAGCTTCCGGTTTGTGCCCACGACATAGGAGAACAGCGACCGCACGTCCTGCCCATCGCCGCCCAGTGTGGCGTATAGTTCCTTGCCCCGGCGAAGAACTGCCGAAGTCGAGTTCGGGAAGTAATTATCCAAGATGGCCGCGCCCTGCGGCAATCCCTGCCCTTGAGGTTGCGCCAGGTTACGGTTCGCGATCCAGCCGCCTGTGGGGGCCGGGAACATCTTGATCTGTGATGTTCTGGGTTTTGATTTAGGAACTGGGCGAATGTACATCAGTCACCCAATGGCCACGGCCAACCGTAAGATACGTTTGGCATCCGACGCTGTGCCCGCGAGCGGATCACCTGCGATCCCTTGTCTCGTGCTGCGGCTTCCCCGAATGCCTTTTCGAAAGATGCCTGCTCGCCGCCTGAATCGAGGCGCTTCATCTCTCTCCAGCGCCAGATAAGCCCAAGCGTCAGAAGTCTCTCATCCAGAACGAATGTGTCGTCATCCTTGAGAAAGGCGTCCTGAGGCGCGGTGGCGGCCGATCTGGCGTAATTCTTCGAGATGTATGGATATTTGGCCGCCTGCCCGGAGGGCGGAGCCGGGTAGAACTGGAACTTCTGATCCAGAATGATCCACCAGCCCGGCGTGAGCGCCATGAACGAGCCGCTCTGGAGCGTGATCCACGTGTCTAGATCAGGACAGGCGGTATAATTCCAGAACCATGTGTTTCCGTCATGCACCCCCTGCCCCACGACCATTCTGTCGTAATCGTCAGGCAGGGAGAAGTCGGTTGTCGTGCCGTCGCCGGTCACCGTCTGGATTTTGGTCAGCGCGCGCCAGTCATGGCTCAAGGCAATGTCCCTCGCTACTTCGTTCAGGAGATTGGCGATCTCCTGTTCAAAGGCGCTCTGGGATGAAAAGAATACGGACGGCTTCTGGCCCACAAGCCGCACCGCCGCATTCTGCATTGCCGTGAGCGCGGTCATCAGGCGTTGCTCAACTCGCGAGCCATGCTGACAAGCGTCTCATGGCTCGGGTTGCCGCGCGGTCGGCCTGCGCCGGTCTTGCCCGCGATCCAATCCTTGAGCGCGTCGTCGTCCATAGCCTGGAATTCCGTATCAGATGCCTCAATGGCCGCGTCGATCTGGGCGGGGCTGGCCTCTTTGGCTGGAACGATCATCGACGCCTTGAGGGCCGCCAGTTCGGCCTTGAGCCTTTCGACTTCATCGACATTGGCGTTGCCGCGATCACGCGCAGCCATGTAGGATCGGGCCATTTCCTTGAGCGCATTCCCTGCCATGCCCAGGCTCTTGAGCGCATCGCTTTCGAGGTGGAATAGCGCTTCAATGGAATAAATCCGCAGGGCGCGGCACAGCGACAGGTTGGCGTCGGATATGCCGTAGTTCTTCAGCATTTCCAGCGGCGTCCCTGCTGCCTCCTGATTGGAGCCGTCGAGGAACGCGCGATACTGGTCTGCCCAACGCTCGGCAAATGTGATTTCCTTGCCGTTCTCGCGCTTCCACATCGCATCGACAGGAAAGACGGGCGAATAGTTCTTGGAGCCAGCAAAGCGGACTTCGACAACCTGGCGCATCTTCTTGACAAGATGGCCGGCACGTTCAGACGCGTTGATGTCCTCGATGCTTTCATACCGAAAGAGCGGCGTGATGGTGATTTCGCGGGTATCGATGAGGACGGATAGATCGGTCATGATGTTGGTCCTTGTCTGAGGAAGGAGTGGAATGCGTCAGTGCCGCGCCCGGTACTGGTCGAAGTTCTCCGACGCGCCGTTCTCGACGGGCTGGGCCTCGTGATTGATCGGTTCGACGGTCTTCTTGTCTTCGGTCTTGGGGGTAATTTCCTTTGCCTTGCGAGCCATGATGGCCTCCTGTGTTTCGGGCATAGAAAAGGGCGGCCCGGAAGCCGCCCTCATTGTCTGGCCTGCGGGAGTGTCAGGTCGGCGTGGCGTTGTAAGCGCCGCGCCGGACGTGGAAGTAGTCACCCGACTTGATTGCCGTGTCCGGTGGCGTGTAAAAGCCACCCGCGCCGGTCGCGACCGTGTAGGCCGGGAACGTAAGCGTCACCTGCGTTCCCGTGGTGGCCGTGGCCGCGATGTCGGCAGAGGCCTTGACGAAGAAATATTCGCCGCCGTCGCTGCCGAGTTCCTTGTTGCCAAGGCGATACGAAGCTTCCGTGATGCCGTTATCATCCCAATAGGGAAGGCCAGAGGCCACATCAGAAAGCTGAAGGCCCAGATTGGGCGTGGTGCGGAAAACCATGATGGTGTCCTTTCCTTGTTGGGGTTAAGCGGTCTTGATCCGCACCTGATGGAGCGGGTTCTCCACCACGAACTGACCGGACCACACGATGCCCTGTGCCCATGCGTCCTGATTGATCGGACGGATGCCGTCGCCAGGATGGAAGGGAACGAACGACTGACCGGGGAACTCGTAGATCGCCAGACCAGCAGTGTTCAGGGCAAAGATGGTATTTGCCGGCATGACGTTGCCGATGCCACCAGCGGCCACAACATCCACCAGACCGGCGGGCGTCCACACGCCAAGGCTCTCAAAGCCAAGGTTTGCCGCGCGCTGGGTGGTGATGCGCTGATGCGCGACCATCGAGGCCGAGACCGGCGCGTAGGAGTTGGCATCCATGACCCAAAGGTCGGGGTACATGGAGTTGCGCGACCGGGCCAACGCGACCGTTTCCATGATCGGGCGGGCCGTGGTCGAGTCCCATGCCGTGAAGCCCGACACGTCGCCGGCTGTCACGTCATAGTAGGTGGTGCGCCAGTTCGGCACGTTGGCGCGGTCGATCCCGCCATAGGTACCGGTATTGGTCACGATGGGAACAGCGCCGCCGAGGCCGATCATCTGACGACCGCCGGAGCCGGTGCCGTCACCAACGAGAGCGGATTCCCACTCTTCCTTGATGCTCTTTTCGGCTTCAGCGATGTAGAAGTCCATCAGGTCGATGACTTCTTCCTCGCCGGTGTTGTACATCAGTTCCGTGCCGTTCAACGAGAACATCGAGACGACGCGCGACCAGTTGAAGACTGCCGAGTTGAGCAGTTCCTTGGGCGTGATCTCGATCTTGTCATAGCCCGTGAACCACTGGGCACTGAGCTTGTCGAACTGGATCGGGATTCGCAGTTCCGGGCCACCGGCCCGCTTGGTCTTGATGCGACCGCTATCCTTGAGGATTTTGGTCAGCGGGGTCGATTTGTGCACAATGTCCTGCACAATCTTGGAGCGCTTCGCGACGGAAGCGGTCAGCGCCTGACGGTACTGACGATCAGTTACGATTGCCATGATGTTTCTCCTTTAGGAGGCTTTCCGCATTTCCCTGCGCAAAAGCTTCCTGATGTCGGTTGCGTCGGGGTCGTCATCCTCATCGGGGTCTTGCCCGTTGGGAGCGCCACGGATGGATTTCGCGCCGGAATCGTCAGGCGCGGGTTTGGCGGCAACCGGCTCGGTGGTGTCTTTCAGAGCGGGCATAGAGCGCGAACCAACAGGGTTGATCCGTTCAGCCATGTCATATGCAGCCGATAGACGTTCCGCCGGGCTTAGAGACGCCGGGATTTTCCCAGATTGCAGGAAGAACGCGATGTCGTCCTGCAGTTCGTGGTAGCGTGGATGCGAGGCTGCGAAGGGCGCAATGATAGACTGCGCCGTTGCCTCAACTCGCATGTTGTTCAATTCTTCCCGAAGCTGCTGCACTTCGGTCTGGGTCTTCTGGCGTTCCTGCGCCTGCTCATGCTGACCGTGCGCTCCCTGCATGGCTTGGTGGAACTGCTGCGGCGACTGCTGGGCAATGTGCTGCGCAACCTCATAGAGGGACAGCGGCGTTCCATCGGGCTTCCGTGGGCCAATCTCACGAAGGATCATGTCCAGTCCCATGATCGGATTGCGCGCCAGCGCCTGTTCGACCTGGACAACCTTCGTCAGGCTGTCCTTCAGCTCACGTCCGTTGCTTTTGGCAATCTCATCGAATTGGCGGATTGGTTCGTAGCGTTCCGACGATGCTTTGTACTTGGTGACCTCGGCTTCATGTTCATCAGCCATCCGGTGAACTTCATCGCGCACCGAGTGCGGAACGTTGATCCAGTGTTCCTTGGCTTTAGGCAGAAACCGGGCAGGCGGCTCGTTACGCTTTGACCCCTCAGACTGGCGCGGCTTATCCTCGCCCTCCTGCCCGGTTGCGAGCTTTTCAGCATCGCTCTTTTCCGCCTTTCGGGCAGGTTCCTTGTCTTCGGTGTCAGCTTTGTCGCCAGCCTTCTCGACCGGCTTTTCGCCCTTCTCTGACTTCTCGGCTTCGTCTACTTTCGCCTTGGCGTCCTTGGCCGCGTCAGCACCCTTTTCCTTGGCCTTCTCTGCTTCCTCATCGCGGATGCGCGCCAGTTCGCCCTTGAGGGTATCGCCGGCGCTTTCCGGCTTGGCCGGCTTTGCTTCCGGCTTGGGATCAACCGGCTTAGGCTCATTGAGGTTGGGAATACCTCCCCCGGTGCCGAGCGGCGCGCCGCCCTGATCAATGGACGTGGAAAGGGGAGCCGTCCCCTGTACATGGGCTGCTTGCATGTCTGTCATTGGATTATCCTTGTCTGAGGAGGATAGGTTACTGGATCGCCGCGATTTCGGGCGGCACATTGCCGGCCAGTACGTCATGCATGGCCTGCTTCAGGTCATTCCTGCGCTCTGCCGGGTCGGGCGCGTATTCCGGCGCCTTCAACGTCTCGTTGCCGAGCGGGATGAATTCTTGCCCTGATGGATTGCCATCAGCACGGTACGTCCGCTCAAGGTCGCGCGGCGTGTCGTAATACTTGCCGTCCGCCATGGATTGGACCGGCTCGGGGAAAGCCCTGACGATCTGCGGGCAAGGAAGCGCGGAGCGTGGACCGCGAGGCGAGACGGTCTTGCGATAGACCTTGCGGCCGCCGCCCAGATCGATCCACCGATATTCGCTCATCAGGCTTTGAGGGCCGCGATGATGGCGTTGATCTTGGCCTTGTTGATATTGGCCAGCGCCATCGTGGTTGCTGGGTCAGTCGCGTCAGCGGTCGCGATAGCCGTCAGCGCGGCAATCTCTGCCTTACTGGCAACGCCGGCGCTGATCTGCGTGGCGACCTCCTGCGCGAGCGGGGGGACCATGGAAAGCTCAATCAGTCTGCGAACGTCTGCCATTTGCTTATTCCTCTACGGGTGGTGAATAGCCTTCGATGACCAAAGGCGGGGCGTTGCTTTCAACAACAGTGATCGGGAAGCCGCTGTCAGCGACAGTTGCGAGCGGTGCGCCGGCTTCGACTGCGACGAAGGGCGTCCCTCCGCTTTCGACAATGACGACAGGAAAGCCACTCATTCTGCCGGCTCCTTCATGGCTTGTCGTTCAGCAAGCGTCTGCTGCCTGTCGGCGCTATGTTCGGTGAATTCCTGCTGGCGTTCATTCAATTCGTGCGAACGCTCACCTTCGACTGCTTGTCTTTGACGATCCTGCATTCCCATGGCCTGCTCGACCTGGCGGGCCTGAGACTGCTCTTGAGCTGAGTATTCAGACAGTTGTTGCTTGCGCTCATCCAGACCGATCGATGCCAGGATTTTGGCTGTATCCGCCGTCAGCTTGTTGATCTGGGCTTCGGTCAGCTTGGCGGTGTTTGCCGCCTTTTCCTGCATGTCGGCTATCTGGATTTGGAGCTTGGCCTGAGATTCCTGCGCCTTGGCTTGGTCCGACGCGGATTTCTGCTGCAACTCGGCCATCTTGCGCTCACTGTCAGCTTGGCCCAGCGCTGCCTTTGCCTCAACGCCGGCCATCGCCGCCTTGGCCTTGATCTGTTCGGCTTCGGCCAGCTTGTTGTTCGCATCGGCCATGGCCTGTTCGGCCTCGCCACCACCCTGCCCTGCCATTTGAGCGGCCATCTGCGGCGCAGCGTCCACGAAGTCATCGATCAGCGTGTTCAACTCGCGTCCGACACGATACGGGGCCGTCGCGAACTTGATCAGCCCGCCAGCCAGGGCGGCCCCCTGCTCTCCAGCCGCAGCAAGGCCCATAAGTGATTGGACCGATTGCGCCACCACGCCCAGGAACTCGTTGCGAGACTGCTTTTCCTGCATCTCGTCCGTCATGATGGTGCTGTCCGTGGCAATCTCAAAGGCAAAGCCCCTCGCCCGGTCGTCCCTCAGCAGATTGATGACGTCTTCCAGCGGGACGGTTTCCTCAGCCGCCTTGAGCTGAGGGGCGTACTTGGCAAGGATAGCCTGTTGTTCCTGCTGGAACTGCTGCTTGGCCTGCGCAGGATCAACCTGCTGACCTGACTGCTGCGCTTCTTCGGCGGCCTTCTTGGCCTTCTCTCCAAGGGCTTTCATTTCCTCCTTGGCCGCCTTCTCGATCTCCGAGACACGCTTGCTCAGTTCGGCCTTGGTCGGAATCTCCATCATCGACATCTCGAGCAAGGTTCTCTTGCTGAATTTGTCTGATGCAATCTCGGCTACGATGCGTGCAACATCACGAGCGACACGCTGAAGCTCATCGATCTTGTCGCGGACCCGCACCGAACCGTATTGGCTCTTGAGCTGCTGCGCGCCTAGCGTTTCCTCGGCTTCGGTTGCCCCGCGCATGATGTCCGAGATGCCCGATAGCTGATAGAAATCCTCTATAAGCTGGCCACGCGCCTCAATCAGGCCCTGGATTGCTGTTGCAATGTCAGCCAACGGCATCCATGTCACGAAGCCATTCGCGCCGCTCTGGGTTAATGCTGCCCCAGGCACAGGAATAATGATCTCATCGTCATCAGACCGTAGAGCGGCCTGGATAGCATCCCCAATGTCGCCACCCGCCGGCACAAGCCCCTTGAGCTTGATCTTGTCCAGCAGCAGGTAAATGCGACTGGTGAGGGTGCTGATCTTGTCGAGATGGGCTGCATACCGAACATAGTCCGGCACCGGCACGAGTGAGCGGCGGCGCAACGTTCCATATGCCGGTCGTGGGCACGGAAAGAAGTCCCTCAACGTCAGGTGAGGCTTGCCCTCGTCCAGCATCTCAGGACAATCAGGCGCTACCCAATAGACCTTGTCGTCCCGCTTGTGCCAGACCTCCCAGACGCCAGCTTTCTTGCTATCGTCGGCCCCGCCGTTGTCCTTGTCGTCGCGGCGGATTTCAGTCTTGGCCTGCTGATAGGCCTTGCCGCTCGTCTTCTGGAAACGCTTGCGCATCTCCCTCTTGGTCATCCATGCCCGGCGAGCGACCCAGCCGACTTCTGCCCATGACCGGGCTGGTTCATGCAGGAAGTCCGTCCGGTCTACGTGATCGACGCACGCGCGCTGTCCGCCGCCTTCCTGGTCACTCTCATAAACAACCCACGGCACACCGCGATTGGTGAAGGCCAGGTCATCACGAAGCGAAAGCATCGTCTGATCGATATTGGTGCGTTCGAAAGCAGAAGAAACGGTCCGCTCAATCAGCTCCGCCGTTGTGTTATAGAGCGGTCTGCGATCCGAGAACATCGGCGCGACAGCCGGCACAGGCGCATGGGCGTAAATGGCAGGCTTGAGGATTTCCATGCTGGCCCAGAACAGGTCGTATTCGGGATCGAGCCAGTTCGTGTCGTACGTCGCCTCACGGCTGTAGACATCATCGATACGCCGGCAGGTGTCCTGATAGTCGCGGAAGGTCTCCTGCGCCTTCTTGATGGCCGTCAGAACGCGCGAGGACGAGCGGGCTTCCCCGTCTTCATCCTTCAGCGTGTCGCTGATCTCGGTGTCTTCTGTTTCAGCCAATGGCTATCTCCTGCGCACACTCGGCAGTGCCGGGGCGAGAACGTATCCGTCTTCCATTGCGTAGATTGGCTTGGCGGGTGGCGGCTTTGGCTTGCGGCCGCCGCTCATCTTGTCGATCAACTGGCCGATTAGACCGAGCGCATCCACCTGGTCATCATGAACGCCGACCGGGAAGCTCATCATTTCGCTGATCAGATCAGCCAGGAACGGCGCATCCTTGTGAATCCGCAGGCCCCGTGTTGCGATCAGGCCGCGAAACGACTGCGCGCGAACCGCTTTATCGCCGCGTGTAGCGAACTGCTCACGAGCAACATAAGCACCCCGCTCGATCATCCTCTTGAGCAGGAAGGGTCCGACGCCGCTCTTGATCTGGCCTGTTTCCTCAGCCCAGCCAACGGGCTTATGCTTCAGGACGAGATCGCAGAAGGCATCTACCCACACATCGGATGATGCTTGCTGGCGCCATAGATCGAGCAACCAGGGATCCCCGTTAGGGTCGAGGCCAATGCACCCATGAACCGTGAAGTCACCGCCATTGGCCGTAACCGCATAGTCCGATCCGCCATAGACCAACATGCTTTCACGAGGCGGCAGATGCTCGACAAGGTGAAGCCATTCACGCTTGAAATAATCGCCCGTCTCGGGGCTGGGCCGCTGCTGATAGAGCGCTGACCATGTACGCGGTAGCCGTTCAAACGTTTTCCAGTGATCCTCTGGAAACCACTCAGGCCAGATATATTCGCCAATTTCCCGCCCAAGCGGATCATCATGGCGGTCACATTTTGCCGGTATGCAGATGACTTCCCAAGTGTGGCCGTCGCGGCATTCGATCATACCGCTTTCGCCGGCCCATCCTTCGGGAAGGATTTGGCCCGCCGGGTCCGCCTCATGCCACCGCGTGAGTGTCATCATGAGAGAGCCGCCCGGCTTTAGGCGGGTAAGAATGTCCTCCTGGTATGCATCCATCGTGGATTTGCGGATAGCTTCGGAATCAGCCTCTTGCCTGCCCTTGATCGGATCGTCCACAGGTATGAAATCGGCGCGATTCCCAGTAATACCAGACAGGATGCCGCCACCCATGAACTCCGAGCCGTTCTCCAGTGCCCATTCATGAGCTGCGCTGCTTTCGGAACTAAGTGCTGTTCTAAACAATGCCTGAAAGCCCGGCTGCTTCGCAATGGAACGCATCCGCCGACCAAACTTGCGAGCAAGGTCGGTTCCGTAGCTGACCCCGATGACCTTGAAGCCCGGGAAGTTTCCCAAAGCCCATGTTGAACCGACGACCGTTGCATAGGTGGATTTTGCGCTGCCTGGAGGAAGGAAGAGCATAGTCCGCCCGCTTCTCCGCTCAATGCACCGCTGTGTTGCTGCGCATATGATCTCGTGGTGCGCGGCGAGAACCGTCTCTACCGGCTTGAAGCGCTCTTCGTCTTCCTCGTCCGTAAGTGGTGCGCCGGGAACTTCAATGTACCGGGCGTACTCAGTTAAGCTGGCGCGGGCTTTCCGTCTCCGCAGCAGCTCGATTGCTGCGGCCCGCTGCGATGGCCTCAAGCTCTTCATCGGTCATCCTGTTGACGGGCGTCAGCTCACCGTCCTGTCCTGCATCGGCAGAGGCAGCCAGATCGGGGAGGATTTTCTTCAGAAGGCCAAGGCCGGCAGATACCTGTGTGGCTGACATTTCTCTAATGCCTTCGACGTGCTCGATCAGCGCATTGAGAATATTGCTGTTCTGGATTTTAACCCGGTGGTCATTCGACATTCGAAATCCGGGCCGTCTTCCCCGCTCAGCCATGCTCTACTCCGGGGGTTAGGAAGTGTGCATCGCGGAATATTCTGCTTTGCCGAGATCGATCAGTCCTGCGTTGGCCGCAACCGTCGATGCACATGAAGCGCCGACGCCAGTGCCGCCTACCGCTCCCCAGGAAATGTATGGCTCAACCGGGCGATTGATGAGGGTAGGCCAGTAGCGATCACGGTAGATGACTTCCTTGGTGATCGCGGTGCCGTCGATCTCAGCCACGCGGGCCTTGATCCGCTTCCATGCCTTTGCATCAGGCGGGCCGTCCATGGCCTCAGTGAAGCCCTCGAACCAAGCCTTGAACTCAGCGAGTGTCATGTCAGTTTCTCCGATGTGATGAGTCACCGCAGAAGCTCTAGCCTCTATGCGGTGGAAGGGGCTGCGAGGCGGTTCGCCGGACTGAAACCGACTGTTGCGGCGGAATATCCCGACCGCGTTCGCCTCGCCTCGCATTGGTTTACCCGTTTATAGCGGGTTTCTCGTATAAATGGCGCTACGGGGATCGGGCCGCGCCGCCTGGCATGCTGCTGCCCCGCTCAGTGGCTTCCGCCTGCCGTCATCCTAAGACCGGCGCATCTGTGTACCGTCATGGACGGTGAATGAATGGAACGCAGGACGGGCAGCGCTACCCTTTGACGTGCGCCCACAGCACCCTGCGGCCAATCTTGGATATAGTCATGCTGGAAACACCGTACACATTGGCAAGACTTCTGCATGAGTTTCCGTCAGCTAACTTCTGCCTGATGACGCGTACCGCGCTTTCGTCAAGCACAGCGCGTGTCCGAGCTAGTTTTGACGGGCCATTTCTCCTGCCCCGGTAGCTCGTTCCGTGAACAAGCCGATCCGCCTGGTTCTCAGCGGGCGTTGCCCAACGAAGATGTGAGGGATTGCAGCACCCGAGGTGTCCATTCCCGCAAGAATGTGCGGCTTGGAGTTCTGGTGTTGTGGGAGCCCCGTTTGCCTCCTCACAAACGATGCGGTGAACCCGATGGACGCGGCCGTCTATCCAGATTTGGCCGTAGCCATCGCTGTCCCTACCATACGGCCAGATCACACAGCCTTCGCTCGATCTGTCCCTAAGCACCGCACGTAAGTGCTCTATGGGCACTCCATCAGCAATCCTTCCCGCCAGAGGGTCACCGTGCCGCTGTAATCGATGATAATGGGCGGAACATAGGCCGCGTGTCTTTGTCGGCTTGCCGCAGCCAGGAATAGAGCATACTCTGGAATTAGTCATTTCGACCTCTCGTACAGGTTGGATTGGTTAGACCCCGTCGCAGCGCTCGTAACGCTCGGCGGGTTCGCTTTTTGCGGAAACTGGATTCCGATGTTGCCCGCTTGAGGCTTCACTCTTTGTACGGCGCTCGGAAAAACACGCCGGATTGGAATCACAAAGGCCACCGAAGCAGCCTTGAGGCGCAAATCAGCACCATACCAAAGGTATGGCATTTACGGTTACCGTGGTCAACCGCTTTTTGCACGACGCTCGCCTTTCGTTGTGCGCTGTGTATAGAGCGGCTGTTCGTGCTTCTTTGGCCTGTCATAGTTCCGGGAACGCCTGTCAGAAGCGGTCGCGGCGATCCCCCATATCCTGGCTAGGTCATCCAACGACGCCCTCAGGTTGTCCGTTGCCGTCAGCCTGTCGCGCTTCTCCTGATACAACTCCGTCATGGCGGACCCTTCCCCACACACCCTGCGGACCAACTCATAGTTCCTGGCCCCGAGGGTATGCTCTGCCTCTGCCAGCTTCCGAGCTGCCTTCATCTGCGCGATGTCGATGGGATCGGCAATCTGTCCGCCGTCTACCTTGTCGCGGCTGTAGTCGATGGCCTGCGCTCCGGCACCGCCGGTGGCTTCCCAATGGCGCCGGAAACGCGTGGCCGCCTCGGCTTGAGATGCGTCGATCAACTTGCGCGATGCCAGTGTCGCAACGGCGCTCTCCCGGACATTGACCTGAGCGGCAATTTTCCTCGGAACGCTCTTGAGATCGCCCTCCAAATCAGGCCGCCAGTATGGATTATCAACATACATCGATTGAAGCTCGACCTTGCCGAACGTCAGCGGGTTTCGTTTCTTCGCCTTGCCCATCTGGTTTCCTCGTGAAATGAGATTCAGCAACAGCTTTGGCGCTATCGCTGTTCATCAACCCGGTGAATGCCGGTACGCTGTTCAAAAGCTTCAGGAACTCGTTTGTCGCCGCGATATGTGCATCCATGGGATGAGCGAACAGGATTGGTGTTCCGCGGTCGTCCATGACAGCCTTGCATCCCGACCAATGTGCGAGGCGGTACTCGCCCCGGTATCGTGTTCCTTCACGGGAATAGCGGATGAGGAAGGTGTTCACTCAATGGCTCCGCAAAAAGGGGTTCCGTCTTTTCGCAGGCGAGGCGTTATCCCGCCGAACAGGCCAGCCTTGAGGTATTGGCATCCGGTGCCGCTATCGGTGTACAGGCCAAGCCCGGACCGTCCATGTGGTGGGTCTGTAGGGTCCTTCCCAACCTCGAAAAGCCAGATGATGACAGTGAGGAGGCCAAATATCACAATCCCCCAGTAGACATGCCGCGCCAATCTCTCGCCGTAGCTCATCCCCTTTCCTCCCCTTCGGAGAGAGCGGAGTCGTGCCAGCGCCGTTCAGCCATAAACCAGTCGCGAAGAGCGCGGGCGTCGGCTAACGCGTTGTGCCGACGTGGATTTTCTAGCTCCGGCACATCATCGAGCAGAATTGCTGTGCACGGCTTACTGAAGCTATGCAAGTGGTCGCTGCCGGCCATCGCATTGAAGAAGTGGGCTAGATCAGTGTACCAATCCGCGTAAATCGTCGGCTGGTCAAACTGCTCAAGGAAGACCTTTAGGGAGAGATGGAACTCCTCTTTCGAAACCGGCTCGGCATCCAATATCGGGAGTACGTTCTCGAATACCCATTTGTCGTAAATCCTGGGTTCTGGAAGCACCTTGTACCACTCTCGCCCGTCATCACTGACGAGAGCCATGGACATCAGTTCGCCACCAAACCCGTTGAACTCCGTGTCGATGAAAAGACGAACGCTCATTCGCCCCTCCCCTTATCAAGGGCGATGCTGCGGCGGCGCATCGCGTAGAGGATGACTGTATGGTCGCGTTTGAACGCACGACCCATCGAACACCAGTTGGGACGGCGACCTTCAAGGCGGCAGTTTTCCCAAACGGCAACGATGGCATCGTGTCTTGCCGCCGTTATCCGGTTCGTACGGCTAGGAGACATGATCTCCTCGTACGAAACCCCGTGCCATGCGCCCACCATGGAAATAATTTCCTGATGATGCCTTCGCTCTGGCTTTGCAGCTTTGATCGCTTCCAGCTTCGCATCCCACCGGGCCTTTTCGGCGGCAACGGCGGCTCGAATCTTTTCCTTGCGTGCCAGGTCAGCCCTAAGCTTCTCCGCCCGCTGTCGCTGCCATCGGATAGACGCAGCGATCAGCCTGTCCCGCTTCGATTCCTTTGCAGGAGCACGCTCGAAGAACAGCGGCTGATTTCTTTCTCTGATGCCCCGCTCTGTAGCGCGGCCACACACTGCAAACATTTACGCTGCCTCCGGTTTCCATTCGCGCCAGCCTTGGCCGTCGCTCGGTTGAAGAAGATGCTCGGGAACGCGGCATCCGGGCTTCCCCGGCATCGGCCCCCATGCGTGGGTTAGCCAGTCCTGGGCACTGCGCCGGCATAGATTGAGGCGCCCCCGCCAATGGTGCTCCAGTTCCTCTGGCGTTCTGTCGCTGTCGGTCTTGGATGCCTTTGGCTTGGAGAGCCCCGTACCGGCGGCAATCCTCGCCTCGTAGGCTTCCCTGATTGGCTGGACGAAATAGGCCCATGAGCCTGCAGGGCGCGTCAGTTTCGCCGCTCGCGCCCGGATCGTCGGAAGAATATCCGTTTCGAGATCGCAGCCGGCATCGATCAACCCGAGGATAGGGGCAAGGACGATGGAGCCATGGGGCTGGATTTTGTCCCCGGCAGCTTCGCGCAACTTGTCGCTCATGCTTTCGAGATCGGATTTCCCGCGCGCGGCTGCTACCTCTGTATCTGTATCTGTATCTGGGGGCGTTACAGAAACGTTTCGTTCCTGTTTCTCTTGTGAAGCCTTTGATTTCTCGCGATGTTTCCGAACGCGCTCGGTGCTGGTGTCGCTGGTGTATTGGAGCGCGTCCCATGCGACCGGGTGCATGTTTTCATCGATCAAGCCGACCTCGAACAGGCGTCTTCTGATCTCGTCAAGCTCTCGGGTTTGCACTCCGATCTTGACGGCAATCTTGCGCTCTTTCAGGCTGCTCTCAGGCTCGTCAAGAAGGCCGTCGGCCTTCAGGCTGCATAGGGCGATGAAGTGCCACCGATCCTCAAACGCGAGTAGCCTGATCTTCTCGTCATCAATGATCCGGTGATACAGTCGAAACCACTGCAACTTGCTCATCTCTGAACTCCATTCCTGACAGCGGCGCAGGCCATGTCCGCGAACAGATCGATTGTCGCCAGCGGGCCGTTGCGCTGCTTTGCGATGATAAATTCGAGCTTGTTTTGGCAGTCGATCAGTTTGCTCGTCCGATCAGCCTGGGCCTCAACTGAACCGCCCTTTTCCCGCTCCATGTAATAGGCTTCCCGGTAGAGAAAGATGATCGTGTCGGCGTCCTGCTCAATCGAACCGGAATCGCGAAGATCGGAGAGCTGCGGGCGTTTGTTGTCCCGGCCCTCCACGGCACGATTGAGCTGCGATAGCAGGACAACAGCAATGTCGTACTCGCGGGCTAGCCCCTTGAGCAGTCCGGTCATTTCTGTGACTTCATGAACGCGGTTGCCCGAATATCTGGACGATGCCCGGATCAAGCCGAGATGGTCGATGAACAGCGCGCCAAGCGGGTTTCCCGCCTGCTGGCACTGTTCCATCATGATTTCCGTCTTGATACGAATGTCCGTGATGGAAAGGCCAGACTGATCCTCGATCATCAAAGGAAGATGGCGCATGTCTTCGGTCGCAGCGTCTAGCGATGACAGGATTTGATCATCGACCTTGCCGCGAATGATGTCGGCGTAAGGAACAGCAATGCCGCGGTTAAATGCGAGGTCGGAAATACCTCTAGCCGCCAGCTTGTCGGCGTCCATTTCGAGAGAGATGAAGCCGACGCCGGTCTTCGACCGTGCTGCGCTGATCCCAACGGACAGACCAAGCGTTGTCTTGCCCATGGACGGGCGCGCACCAATCAATGTCAGGTCACGGCGCTGGATGCCGCCAGTGAGGCGGTTTACGTCCGTCAGGCCCCACGTGATGCCGGTAAGTCCCGAACCGCGCTGGCGGGCCGCTTCAGCGGCGGCAAAGGCATTTCCGGCGGCTTCCGAGAAGGCGATACGCGTCTTGCGCTTTGGTCCGGCCTTCACATCGGAGGCGATATCATCAAAGGCCCGCCCGCATGAGTTGATCAGCGTCATCGGATCGCTGTTCGGATCGTTTGCAGCCTCAGCGAGGCGCTTGGCCTCGTCGCCAATCTTGAGGCGTCCCCATTGCTCGACAACCTTCCTGGCGCTTCTCTCGATGAACTTGCCACCGGACATGCAGCCGGCGATCAGGCTCGCCAGATAGGCGGACAGGTTGATCTCGTGACGGGCCTCAATCGCGCGCCTGTCGTCCTCGGGAATAAGTTTGTAGACGACAACCGGCTTGACCGATCCATACCGCTCCGAAGCTGACTGGATATAGCCGTACAGAAGCGCATGGATAGGCTCTATGAAATGATCCGGTCGGATAATGCCCGACACTCGCGACAGTTCACCGGATTGCATGATGGAGCCGAGCAAGTCTTGCTCGATCTCGACAACGAAGCTTTCTGCATTCGGCAGGGCTGTCATGCTGCACCACGCTTTGGAAAAGGAATGGTGCTCAGGATGCGCGAAACTGGCTTGCTGATATGCTCCCATGTATCGACAGGCTCTAGAACGATGCGCACGTTGCCGCCTGGACGCGGGATGCCCCACACAGGAGCCTGATGCTGGAATCGGCTGTCATCGATCCCTATGGCGTCTGCGATGCCATCGAAATATGCTTTGCAGCTTGATAGAAGCCCGTCGAGATCGCGGTTGCGCGGCGGCGGCGGCGGCGAGAAGATGCACGTCACCTTGACGCTGGACGCCTCAATCTTACCGATAGGCTTGGCCATCAGGCTTGCAGCAGACCGCGCCGCCTTCAGCGCGGATGCTTTCTTAGCCCAGTGGGGCCGCGCATTCGGATGCAGCGTCCGCGAGGGCCACGGAAGGTCGATCGCCTGAGCTGCGCTTAGTCTTTCCATCAGGCGGCGACCTCCGATGTGGAGGCGAACATGTCGGGACGCTCATGGGCGGCTCGAATGCGAGCGACTGCCATGTCAAAGAATGGCTCGTGAAGCTCGATGCCAACGAACTTGCGGCCCAAATGAGCCGCCGCAACGCCAGTCGTTCCCGATCCCATAAACGGGTCAAGGACCGTCTCGCCACGCTTGGATGAATTGCGCACGTATTCGGCCATGAGATGAACAGGCTTTTCGGTAGGATGTTCGGTGGCTTTGTCGATCCCGCCGCGCAGCAATTGCTTGGAGGACGGATCATTGATCGTCCGCGCCCTGCCCTTCCAGAGGTACAGCGTGAACTCGACGTTCTTCATGTACCAGCGGTTCGCAGTCGGGGTTACCTTGTCCCAGACCAGAAGGTTGTGAAGACTGAAGCCGGCGCCAAACGCGGCGTCCATCAGGGGATGAACGTTCTTGTCGTTGGCCATGACATAGCAGTCGGCGTCCTCGACCAGCGCGCCATGGAAAACCGCCATCATCTCCGGGAACGGGACCGTGGCCATGATGAGCTGGCCGTCGTTACGGTAGTTGTGCGAGGCGAAGATCCCCGACATCGTTTTCGAGGATTTCGAGACGCCGCCGGTCGTCAGCGCATAAGGCACATCCGAGACGATCAGATCGGCACTTGGCAGCGACGGAAGGATCGCCATCGCATCGCCCAGGATCAGCCGGCAATCGCCTATGACGATCTCTTTGCGGATAGCGTTCATCACGCACCCGTCACGCGCATGAACGCCGCCACGACCGCCAGAAGCACCAGCAGGGCGATTACGATGGTGGCGGACCAGACCAGCACCTTCACGAAGGTGGAAGGCTCAGGAAGGCCTGCATAGGGATCGAAGTCAGGATCGTTGTCGAAGATGGGGGAGCGCATCTATGCTGCCTCCGGCCATTGACGGACCAGCAAGTCAGCCGGAATCGCCGCCTTGCGGGTCATCTGCTTCATGAAGAACTTTCGGTCGAGACGAACGCACTGGTTGCGGATAGACCGGAACCAGTCCGGATCGGCCATGCGGGCCTTGTGCTGACCCTGATCAGTTTCACCGCCGACGATGATCCAGTCCGGAGCGTTCTTGTCGAGGATGATAGGACCAAGCAGCGGTTCAAAACTGCCGAAAGTGAAAGCTGGAGACAGAGATACCTTGACCGCAGCCAACTTCATGCGGTCACGGTCGTATTCCTCTTGTGTGACCATCGTCGCGCCGATGGCGGCATTGCGCGGCAGCTTCGTCACCATCTTCATGACGTTGCCGATGCGCTTGGTCAGCAGCAGCCAGACCAGGCTCGGCGTAGCTTCGATCAGTGCAAACAGGTCGGCGCGCCAGAGTGGATCGACCTCGTTGTCAAACACATCTGCCAGAGAGGCGCAGAACACGAAGGGTCGGTCGGCTTTGCCAAGAGCCATTCTGTTCCACTGGTGCGGCTTCTGCCAGTTCCCGGCACTTGTGCGTACACGCGGTTCGCCAGCGCCCCACCGGGCACGGCCATAGCGGTGATCCATCATCGCTTCGGCGTAGCAGCCATCGCATCCTGGCCCGACCTTCATGCAGCCAATCCACGGATTGAACGTGTGATCGGTCCATTCGATCTTGCTATTTTCAGCCATCACTCACCTCTCAGCTCTGGCGCAATTGCCTCAGCCCATCCGGCGCGGCGCTTACCGACCGCGATCCAATGACGCGCCAGAAGCCGCCTGATCGGCCACGGCAAGAAAGGTCTCAAGCCGCGCAAGGCGACTGCGAAGGGCTTCATATTCATTCCGGGCTTCCTCGATTTGTGCTTGCCGCAACGCATCCTTTTCTTCCCCATCAACACGGGTGGCTCTGCCTTCCCACAGTTGACGGATGCGGCGTAGTTTCAGGTCTTTGTTTACGCGCCCCTTCATGAAGTCATAAGCAGCGATCTGCGCAGCTTTGACGCTCCCATACCGTCGAGGCGAGAACACCTCCGGCAAGTTATTCTGCATGAATGTCGTGTCACTCATTGACTTACTCTTGTCATCGTTTGACAGCACTTTGTCTAATCCTTCTGACATGGTTCCCCACATCAGGAAGGAGCGACGAAACACTATGGAAAGACTGTTCGATAATCCGATGCGCAGAGTTTTGGCGAACTGTAGGCGCGCTATGGACGAGAACAGGGATAAGGCTTCGGAGCAGCCTCAAAACGGCTCCGAGAAATTGAAGAAAATGCCGGGAGCCGCGCGTAAATCGCAGCAGACTCCCGGCAACTACGCCGACGAGGGAGGACACGTCAGCGATCACGCCATGGAGAGGGTGCAACATGGCGGATTGGATAGCAGGCAGGTTGTTTTCCCAGTTACGCGCCGGGTGCCCGGAGAGGGGCCGAACACATTGGCTATCGCCTGCCTGCAACCGGACGCGGACACGATAACCGGCAATTCTCGATGCTGTGCGAGCAACGCGCGTCGATCCGTGAAATTGAGATGCGCCATGGTGGCGCTGCGGCTGGGCGTAACGCCCTCGTCCCTTCGTCCAGCCGCTTTGAATGATGATGGTCATGCGGATTTCTCCGCGCGAAGGCAAAGCTCGGACGGCTCCCGATGCCAACGCTTTGCCGGTCGCGACATCCTCGACCACGTAGGCCAGAAGATGCCCTGGATGGCGATGGAGGACACAGCCATCGAATGCAGGCTGCTTACCAACTGCGGCGCTTGTGACGGCCTTGCCAATCCACGGATCAACGCGCTCCATTATCCCCGCCCCCGTATCCAGAAGATGAGCGGAACAGCCATGGCGAGGTACGGAGCTATCTCAGTCCATGTCCATGCGTCGGAGGGGGTCATGCTGCCACCGCCTGTTGGCCGAACCGAGAATGCCAGTGCCGTTCCAGAATGAAGGGGAGCAGTCCGTCTGGTACTTGTTCGAGACCATGGCCACTTGCGGCTAACGGCAGTGCAAAGGAATGAAAAACAACCAGTCTTCGCACTTCGTAGGCGAAGTCTTCCGCCGCCAGAACGCTAGTCCGGTCGCACGCGCGAAGAAACGCCTTCGCCGCGATCTCGCAATCAAGCCCCTCGATGATATTGCGCTGAAGAATGGACAGGTTGCTCATGCTGCCACCGCCTTGCGTCGGGCGATCTGCCAAGCCGTCGTGCATGTCGAGCAGGTGACCTTTTGCGGATGATGACCGAACTGACAGGTGAGCGGCTTTTCGCATCGCTCATTCCGTTCTGGCCGATCCTTGGCTACGAAAGCAGGAGGCGTGAAGTCATCGTCGGGAATGGTGGCCGATCCAGCGGGTTCCGTGCGCATGGGCGCCAGATCGGCCTTTTCCGCTTCCGGGGAGGAGGTCGGTTGCGGATTGGAAATGGTGGGGAGGTCAGCCGAAGCCGCCCCCCCTGCATCCGTTCGCCCGGATGCGAGCCTACTCACCTCTCCCGCCACAGGGCCGGCCCCGCCGGTGATCCTGCCGTTGTCTTCGGAGGTTTTCGCTTGGAATCGGTTCGCCGTTTCCGGCTGTTCGGTTATCTCGCCTGTTTCGGCAGAAAAATTTTTCTCGTTCATATTCGCCAGACCGAGCATGTCGGCGTAGGCAGAAGTACTATCCGCCTTTTCGCGGATTTTCTGAACGCGCTTGCCCTCGCCCGTCTCGTCGTTCTCGTCTTCGACGTGAGCCTTGATGAGAGCTTTGAGCGCGCCCCAGTCGCCACCGGCGTTTGCAACGACAGTGCGGAGTCCGGCGATGATCGCGGCGTCATTCATCTGGCGCTCGATGATCGGGCGCGCTTCGGCCATGATGTTTTTGAGGAATTGGGCGGTGATGGTCATCTATTCGCCCTTCCGGTGAGGAACGGCGATATCGAGATACCGCTTGACCGTAGTGCTGTGGTCGGAAAGGCTGTCCGAATTGCTCTGCGGCATGTAGCGTATTGCCCGGATCGCTGCCTTGAGAGCACCAATATCGACATTCGCCAGCTTCGCTTCTGCGAAGATCAGCGACTTCATCTTGTTCTCGGCGTCGATACGATCTTCGACAGCAAGGAGCCTGTAGACCAAGCTCTTGATGTCCACATCGACGTTGGTCCGAACTTGCGGTTCAGGATAGATGACGCGAATGTCCCGGCTCATGCTGCTTCCCCTTCGGAGGGGGCGCGCGGAAGCAACTCACTGACCGGAACGGCTCCACCAGTTGCGGAACTCACTCGCGAGAGCAAGTCGATTGTCGCGTTCTGCTCACCCTTCATCAGCCGATAGAGCGTCATGCGACTGACGCCAGCTTTCTCAGCGATGGCGGCGATTGACACGTTCGTTTCCGACGAAAATTTAGCGAGCGGATGCTGTTCCATAGCCCGTTGTAACGCTTGGCGTGACAACAATCAAGCGAAATCTGTCACGTCTGGCGTGACCACGCCGTGACAATCTGCTGCTACATTGACCGAATGGGCGAACGACCTCTTGGCACTCATTTCTTGAAGCAATGGCGCGAGCATCAGGGCTTATCTCTGCGCAAGCTCGCGAGCGCCATGGTCCCCTCGACCTCCCATGCGAACATAGGGCGCATCGAGAACATGCAGCAGCCATACTCCCAAGAGATTATGGAAGCTGCGGCGACTGTGCTGAAATGCTCTGTGGTCGATCTTCTTACCGTAGATCCCACTACCTCTGCCGAAAGCGCACCGGATCGGCAGCTTCGATCAGCGCTACTGGCCTACGGAATAGATGGTGAAGACTTGCCCGCCGTGATGAGGGCAATCAGCGGATTCGTTTCTGACGCCGACGAGCCACAACCACAAGACCGATTTCATGATCAATCTGAACTCGCCAGTCGCCGCCGTGCAAAAGCGCCATCTGAATAGCTGTTTCTGCGGTTAGGCGCTTTATCCTCATGGCCGGATCGATGGGTGCCCCGGCTCCCGCATCCTCCCGCAGCCGGGCAACAATCGCTTCGTTCCTGGTCTTGTATTTCGGCCTAATGCGGTGCTCAATCGCCATGCGCCCAACCTCCAAAGAATGTAGGAAGCAGTTCCTAGCTTGAGAGTCAAGAACGGATAGGGAACATGACCGACGATCCCGACCTCATCACCGAGCTAGCCTACATGGCCGCGCACCCGGAACTGTTCACAAAGAAGGAAATGGCGGCGATGATGTTGGAGGCGGCAGAGGCCATCGGCACACTGCGCCAGCTTGTCGGCATCCGACGGGAGATAGAGCTTGAGGACGCCGAGCCGGAGGGGAATGCGTGATGGCGCTAAACGTTAAGAAGGCCGCTCGATTTGTCGCAATTGACGGCAGTCACGCCAATATCAAAGGACGGTCCGTCGATCTGCTTTTCATAGGACAAGACGGTCAGCGCTACGCAATTGAACTGGACCCCGCCGTCATTCCACCGATGATCGCGACCATATCGGCCCATTCCAATGAACTTCGCGCCAGCCTACCTCAACCAGAGACGTTGCCGATTCAGGCTCTGGAGGTGCGGACCATGAGCGTGTCGATGAATCCAGCCGGCGATTTGGGCTGGATGATCGAATTAAACAGCGGGGTGCAAGTTGTTCTGCAATTTGCACCGAGCCAGTTTGCGGCGCTTGACGCCATGATGAACGAGGCTCGGCAATTGACGGGTCGCACGATACAGTAACCGCGCCGCCATCTTTTTCCATAGCCACTCTCCAGCCCGCCTAGCGCGGGCTTTTTCATGCCCATGATTCGCACAGACGGACCACGCTGTCAAAAATAATGTCACGTTAAGCGTTACAAGCTGTTGACTTCTGTCACGCCATGTGTGACAACTACTCCATCAAACGGGCGCTGCCCCTGATGGAGAGAGACGATGATCAAACTGTTCGAAGTCAAGGTTCCGGTCGATGGCTACACGATGTCGGTGCTTATGGCATCGCCGGACGCAGAGATCGCCAAATCCGAGGTAGCGAAACAACTCCGGGCATCTGCGGAACCGAGACGTGCCGGCGACTGCATGCAGTACAATTGGCGGCAGGACGAAATGACCGCAGTTGAGGTCTCTGTGTCCGAATTGGCGGAGGCATGACCATGACCGCCTCCAGCAATGAAAAGCAGACGCATACGCCGGGGCTGCGAGCCGTCTGCTCAAATCGGCCGCGTCCATCTGTCCAGAAAGGCCCAAAGGGCAATCAATGGTGGAAACGGGATGTATGGCATCTTGCCGATACCAGCATCGCCACGCTTTGCGGCGTTCGCTGCGGCGACTGGCTGACCATCACACCGACGCCTGCAATTAACTCGGATTGCTGTGTGCGATGCGCCGCCATCGCCAAAGCCACTGGAGCGGCATCATGACCGCCTCCAGTAAGACCGATACGACGATGGCGCATACGGCGGAAGTAGCCCGCATTATCGCAGATGCGGTGTGGCGAGCGAACAATGCCCGCAACCTCGCCGCACGTTCCCGCGACAACCTCTTCGCGGCAATTGATGGTGTGCCGGATCACGGCAATTTCACATGGGCTGAACGCGCCATTCTTGATCAGCGGGCTTCAGAGCGTGAAAGCGCCAAGGCGCGTGCGGATATGGAAGCAGCCCGCGCCGCCATCGCCAAAGCGGAGGCCTGACATGACCGCCTCCAGCAAGAGCGACCAAGGCCTCGAAGTCTACGATTACCCCGACAACATGGAAGACGAATACGACCCCGGCGACGAGTGCGGTCGGTGGGACAACGGCAGACTTGGACGTTCTTGCGCCCTCGCAGGAACAGAGTTCTGCGACTTCGAATGTCCATACAGGGATTGATGACATGACCGCCTCCAGCCAGTTCTCACCCGATCAGTTTCTCGTCTTCGATCCAGAAGACAGGCTTCATTCCAGCTTGTGCTTCGGTGAGGCAGAAACCCGCGAAGTCATCGACCAGTTCGGATCGGTTGCCGGCCTCAAGGTCTGGCGCGTCACGCCTGATGAAATGTCCCGCGATGTGACGGACGACTTCATCGAATGCCCGGACGACATTGCCGAGCGGCTTCGTGACGAGCGGATCGATGCCCGTATGTGGGCGCGTCACACCGCGTCCTATTCCCGGCCAGCCTGACATTCCATAGAGGACGAGAACGATGGACCGCACCCCCTACCACCTCACCAACTTCTTGTTCGGGAAACACCCGTTCGCAACCTTGCTCGCCTGCATCTTTGCCGGCCTGCGTATCGGGGGAATGTGATGGCGACCCTGACCACGAAATATTCCGTTGGCGATGTTGTCTACCACGCGAGCACTACCTCGGAGAAGAAGCGCCACCCTTGCCCCGATTGTTTGGGTACTACGAAGTGGAAGGCGACTTCGCCGGCTGGTGGTGAATATGAGTTCGCCTGTCCTAGGTGCGCAGCGCAGTACAATTCTGATCGTGACCTGATGCTCGATTACTCGGCTTTCGTGCCGTACGTGCAGAAGCTGACAATCGGCAGCATTCAGGTCAATACCGCCAAGGGCGCTTACGACGAAGGCGCGCGGTATATGTGCCTTGAGACCGGCATCGGTGGCGGTTCAGTTTATGACGAGGCGCGGCTGTTCCCTTCGGAGGATGAGGCCACGGCGGCGGCACAGGCCATCGCAGACGGGCAGAACGTCAGTGTCGATTGGGTTGCGAAACTCTACGACAAGACGCTTCGGGTTTGCGATTACCAGCTTGAGAACGCCGCTCTGAAACAGGCGGCAGATGACAAGCGCGCGGCCCGCTCCATGCTCTACGGGCTTGGCGATCTATTCCAGCAGATCAAGGACGCGTCCGACAGAGACGAAATCATAGAGGCTGTCGAAGCCTACAAAGAATACGACTGGTCCCGCGACAAGGAAGAGGCTGACAAGGCGATGGAGCCCCAGCCATGACCGCCATACCAGCAGAGGCGGGACGCCAACTGTGGCAGCCAACAGCGCAAGAGCAGACCCGCGCGGCTGAGTTAGCGCTTTGCGGGGAACTTCATCGGGACGCCCGTCAAGCGGTTCGTGACCGGATGCAGGCTTGGCTTATCCATGCCAAGGGCTGCCGCCGCCGCGCCCATGAGTACAAGCGTTGGGCACTGGAATACGAGCTTTCCGGCAACCTCCCCAAATACCGGCATTACCGCCAGCAATCAGACCGCTCTTGGGTGAGCGCAAAGGATGCGCTGATCCACGCCCGTCGCGAATACGAAAGCCTCTGAAAAGGAGAAATCCAATGCCTCTCAAGATCACCAAAGCTTCCGAGCCTATCACTGTCGAGCGCCTTAACACCGTCATCTATGGCCCGCCCGGTCTCGGCAAGTCGTCGCTCGCGTTCACTGCCGACGCGCCCCTTCTCCTGGACTTCGATCAGGGGTCGCATCGCGCAGCCAACCGCAAGGACACTGTGCGGATTTCGGATTGGTCAGATGTTGCCGGCATCACCGCAGACGATCTCGTCCCCTTCAAGACGGTCGTGGTCGATACCGCTGGCCGCGCGCTCGACATTCTCACCGCCGACATTATCCGGGTCAATCCGAAGCATGGTCGTGGTGGCGCCCTCACCTTGCAGGGCTATGGTGAACTCAAGAGCCGGTTCACGTCCTTTCTCAAACTCTTGAACAGCTTCGGCAAGGACGTTGTTCTGATCGCTCATATGGATGAGCAGCGGAACGGCGACGACATTATCGAGCGCCTTGACGTGCAGGGTGGATCGAAGGGGGAAATCTACAAGGCCGCCGACGCAATGGGCCGTCTGGTCATCGCCAACAACAAGCGCTGGCTCCGGTTCTCTCCAACAGATGCTGCGTTCGGCAAGAATCCCGGCCAGCTTGAGCCGCTGGAAGTGCCGGACATGGCAGCGGCCGAGTTCGATGGGTTCCTGGCTTCAGTCATTGAGCAGATAAAGGATCGCCTCAACGAACTCACCGAGGAACAGCGCGAAGCCATGGCGGAGCAGCAGTGGTTCCGCGATACACTGCCGAAAGTGACCGACGCCGAAGGCATCAACGGTCTTCTCGACCGTGCCAGCGATGGCGGAACCGTCTGCAAGGGTCTGCTGCACAAGCGCGCCACCGAACTCACCTTGGCATTCGACAAAACCGCCGGCGCTTACGTCGAGCGTCAGCAGGAAGCCGCGTGATGCTGGCCCGCGTATCGAACATCGAAGCCTATCGGCAGTGGGTGAACTGGCAGCCTCTCTTTGAGGGCCAGGACGAACCCACCGTCGAAGACTTGGTGCGGTTCATCACTGTTGATGAGCCGTCCGAGGCCATGAAGGCCGGGACGGCCTTTCACAGGGCGATGGAACTTGCGCCGGACGGCTCGCACGACACATTCGAGGCGAACGGCTACCGATTTATCCTGCCGGATGCTGAGATCGAATTGCCTTCTATCCGTGAGATGCGGGCTTTCGGTGAGTACGGCGGGTTGACCGTCACGGGCCAAGTGGATGCGGTCGAGGGCAGAATTGTATTTGACCACAAAACCACGGGCAAGTTCGACCCAGAACGCTATCTCAACGGCTGTCAATGGAAGTTCTACCTCGACCTGTTCGGTGCCGATGAGTTCCGTTGGAATGTCTTCGTCCTGAAAGAGCTTGAGGAAAAGGTCTACAGCGTGGCCGCACCGCAGGTTCTTCGCGCCTGCCGATATCCCGAACTGCATGACGATTGCGAAAAACTGGCGGCAGACTATCTCGGTTTCGCGCGACGACACCTTCGGGAGGAAATCCCGGAGGCCGTCAAGATGATCATGGCAGGCTGACCATGGGAACCGTACCTCTGCTTTTCCGATACGAAGGCGAAGGGGAGTTCAAGCCGGCAACGCCATACTGGGGCCGGCGCGCGGACCTGTCCTATGTCGTTGGTGAGGTCTATCGCCTGATTACGTTCGAGGAACGCAGCCAGGCATCGCACAATCATTACTTCGCCGCGCTCCAGAGCGGTTTCGACAACATGCCTGACGCCATGCGGGATCAGTTCCCGACCGTCGAGCATATGCGCAAGAAATTACTCGTCCGCGCCGGATACGCCGATGAGAGGTCAATCGTCTGCGCCTCAAAAGCAGAGGCCGAGCGTATGGCCGCGTTCATTCGCCCGGTCGATGAATATGCCATCGTAACCGCCCGCGAGGCTGTGGTGCGCGTCTTCACTGCGCAGAGCCAGTCCATGAAGGCCATGGGCGCTAAACGGTTTCAGGAATCGAAGCAAGCCGTTCTGGATCAGCTTGACGACATGTTGGGCGTGAGCCGCGGCGAAACGTCGAGGTCGGCAGCATGACCCTCTCCGCAACCATCCGCCGCACTGTTACCAAATGGCTTCTCTGGCGTGCCCACAAGGCTATCCGGCGCGAGTTCCCTGATCTGGTCGAGATTGACCGCCAGCGGGAAGCCCGCCGCAAGGCTCACAAGAAGGGCGTTGCCGATCTGGACCGCCGTGCCCGTTCGATCATCCATGCCGGTCTCGCAGGCCGGAAGGCAGGAGGCTGAGATGCGCTCTGTCACCGAATGGATCGGACGCTCGGACGATAGCGTTCCGCCCGATAGCTGCAAGCTCCGCATCCTGGATCGTCAGGAATGGAAGTGTGCCGCTTCTGGCGTCATCCTCGATGCCAAGGGCGTCGAGTTCGATCATATCGTCCCGCTCTGGCTTGGAGGCCGTAACTGCGAGTCAAACTTGCAGGCCCTTCATCCTTCCGCGCATTCCCGGAAGACCAAAGCGGAGGCGACGGTGCGGGCGAAGATTAATCGCAATCGCATCAAGCGCGTCCTGAAAAAGAAATCACGATTTGCTGGCTCCAGAGACGATTGGCGCAAGAAGCGCATCGACGGCTCTGTCATCGACCGGCGGACAGGAGAAGTGCTGTGACCTTGATTGAAGAAGCCATAGTCGAAGCATTTGGAGAGCGCTGCCCTGAAACTGCCGAGGGCTGCGCCTGTTGCGAAGTATGGGCAGAATACGACAGCCTCACTGCTTCCGAAGCAGCAAGGGAGAAGCTGGAGGCGACAGCAATCGAGGATTACTACGCCCGACAGATCAAATGGTCGCGCGAGACGTTCGGCCCTGCCCTTCGCACAAACGGCGTTCTCGACCACATCCGCAAGGAACTCAAAGAGATCGAGGCCGACCCGCACGATCTGTCCGAATGGGTCGATGTCATCATTCTGGCGATGGATGGCTTCTGGCGGCACGGCGGCAGCGCTGCTGACCTGATGCCGCGCCTGCTCGCCAAACAGCAGAAGAACATGGCTCGGACATGGCCCGACTGGCGCACCATGTCGGAAGACCAAGCCATTGAACATGATCGTTCTGGCGAAACCCTCGCAACCCTCAACACCAGTGAGGCCCACCATGGCTGATCTGGATGAGAAGGGACTGGAAGCGGCACACGACGCGTATGACTCATCGGCGGCAAGCGCGCCACCCACATGATGATGGCGGATGGCTGCTGCATGAGCACTGGTTGCGAATTGCTGGCCCGCAGGTGGGTTCGCAACCCAGTCGATGCATGGCTCACACGCTGTCGCACGGTTGCGAAGGACAGCGCATTACTCTGCACCTGCCCGCCAGCCGACAAAGGCCACGCCTACGGCAAGATCACTGCCGGCTGTCCAGTCCGTGCACAGCCTGTGGAGTTCCTGTTTAATCTGCCCGGCGAAGCCAAGGACGGTGCAGGATGAGCAGACCGCTCAAACTCCGCCAGAACCAAGTCACGGCCATTTGCAAAGGCGCAAAGGCGGCTGGGTACGTTCCGGTGATCGAAATCGATGGGGCTGTTGTCCAGCTTATCCCCGAAGACCACGCTATTCTTGTGTCCAGGCGCAGGCCCGCTGTTGACGAAGACGAGGACATTCGCCTTTGAATGAGGACATGCCCCGCAAACGGCCCCCGTTCCTGTCGCGCGAGAAGACCCGCCACGGTCGGCATGTCTGGTATTTCAAGCGGGCGGGAAAGCGCGTTAGGCTCCCCGACGAGTACGGATCGAAAGAGTTCAACGAAGCTTACGCCGTCTGCCTGACGGGCGAAAAGCCGCTGAAAATAGAACCTGCATCGTCGTCTCTGGCGTGGCTTGTGGGCCGGTACAAGGAAAGCAACGATTTCAAGAGCCTGCGGCCCTCAACGCGGCGGATGCGCGACAATGTGCTGAAAGCGGCCTGCGAAAACGCCGGCAAGAACAGCTTTGCCAAGATCACCCGGAAGCATATTGAAGAAGCCATGGGGAGGCGGAAGCCCCATGCCGCGAACAATTTCCGCAAGATCATGTCGAGGGTGTTTCAATGGGCGGTCAAGCAGGAACTACTTGCCATCAACCCATGCGATTCCGTCGATCCCGTGAAGGCGCAGACTGACGGGCATCACACATGGACCATCGAGCAGGTGGAGAAATACCGGAAAAAGCATGCAGTGGGGACCAAGGCCCGACTGGCGCTCGATCTACTGCTATTCGTCGGGCTTCGTCGCTCGGACGTGGTTCGGGTCGGCAAACAGCACATGAAGAACGGCGTCATCTCGATTAGGACAGAGAAGACCGGATCATGGGTTCACGTCGCAGTGTTCAGCGCCTTGCAAAAATCGATAGACGCCACGGAAACCGGCGATCTGGCTTTCCTGACCACGGATTGGGGACAGCCATTCAAGTCTGCCGCGTCGTTCGGCAACTGGTTCCGGGATCGCTGCAATGAGGCTTTCTTGCCTATCGAGTGCCGCGCGCACGGCTTGAGGAAGGCAGGAGCGACGATTGCCGCAGATAACGGCGCGACCGTTCATGAGCTGATGGCGATGTACGGTTGGTCAAAGAGTTCGATGGCCGAAGTGTACACGCGCGAATCGGATAAGCGGCGGCTGGCAAGAGGCGCGGCTGAACGAATTGCGAACAACGTCTAG